ACTAATATCAGTAATATCAGGTGATGTTCCAAGTAGCTTTGGAATATATGGGTAAACACAAATTAAATACAACAAAAGTAAGATAATATAATAAAATAATAACAAATAAAATAAATAACTATGTATAAAACTAATCAACAAGCTTGGAATGAAGTAATGAGAAATATAAATCAATTAGAAAAAGACAAAGCTATGTGTCAAAAGCTATTCGGCCAAGATAACCTTGTAGGTTTAAGTAAAGAACAAAGAGATTTATTTTACAAATCAATATAATAAAAAAACTATGCAAAAACTAGATAAAATAGCACAAGAAGTATTTGGCGAGTTTGGATTCGCTACATGCACCTCAGAACAACAAGAAACACTATTAACTAATTATTTAAACTTTAAAACACTATGCAATTTATAATAAATAAATCAAACGGTGAGACTAAAGACTTTAGCTCTTACATACTAAAACAAATAAAAGGCGAGATGACTCGTGAAGAAGTAGAACAAAAAATATATGAATTTCACAATGAATAATAAAAAAGAATTTATGTTAATACCTTATGAAGCAAATAGCTATGGCTTTACTTGCAAGTACTTTAACTTCTATCCATATCACATTATGTCTTTTTCAACTAAAACAGAAGATGAAATGAAAAGTAGAATAAAAGAATATGTAGACAATAGAGTGAAATACGAGCGTAAGTTTAAACTACATACTAATGCAGCATCAGAATTTTATAAAGAACTAAACTATAAAGGAGACTAACTATGTACAGAATAATATACCGTTCCAATTATGGAATAGAAGAAATAGACACAGCAGAAAATAGACGTGAAGCTATAAGAT